AGCTTATCCATATCAGCTTGTAGATGTTTAATCTCAGTTCCATGTACTGCTAGTTCGCGTTCTATACTCATTATGCAGTTCCATTATTCTTTATTAACACAATATTAAAGAATGCACTAACCGAGTTATTTACAGCACTACCAATGGCTGAAGCACCAATACAGTTTTTTTCTGCTACTGCAATAGGGTACGTAAAGTCGTAGGTAGTAGAGCCGTTATTTAGTGTAGACACAGCAGCGACGCGTAAAATACCGTCAGGACTGTGCTGTTTCAAAAACGCTGTAATGGATGTAGAACCCGAGGCTTGTCCTGCAGTTATGGTGCCTTGTACTAAGTATGCCGTATAGCCAGCAGGGACACAGTAATGGGCTGTAGTACGTGTATTATAGCCGATAGCAATCAGGTCATATAGAACGGCTGGAACACCAGCGGTAACTACACCTGTCCCTACGTTAATTACACCTGCATTCTCACCACCAGAACCGACTGTTACAACGTACAACTGGTTAACATACATGTATGAGTTTGTGGTGTTTACGGCAGTTTGCCCGTTTAGTATTACCGTTTCACTAACAACGTTATAACTACCATTTAGCCCTTCGATGTATACCGTACGGGCGCCTGTACCTGCAGACGTATCATCTGCGCTAGTAGAGCTAACTTTTAAAACAGAAGCAGTTGTAGGGTGAACAATAGTGCCCCCATCTGGCCAGATAGTTTCTTCTGATGTATCTACATCAGGGTTGTAACCAAAGACAGAAAAACTATTGTGCATTGTGATTTGACCACGTGCAACTTGTAGCTCGAATGGCTCATACGTGCCTACTCGGGTTATTGATGAAACTACGCTCATATTAATCTCCTTAGATTGAAAGCGGGGCCGAAGCCCCTAGATTAATTAAGCTGTTAGGTTGTTAGCTTGAACGTAACGAACTGTGATTACGCCAGCGCCTGTACCTGTGTTTGTTGATGTAACAGCAATTTTAACGTCTGTTGTACCTACATCAATGAAAGCGCCTGTACGTGTAGCATCTGTACCTGGAGTAACTGACAACACACCAATTGCTGCGCCATCAACTGCGCCTGCAGCTGTGAATCTAGTAGCCAATACTGTTGTACCTACACCAAATGTAGTTGCTACGCCTGACCATACAGCTGAAACCCATACGTTGATTTCAACGATTTGGCTGTTTGCTGGGATTACGATAGTTGTTGCAGCTGAAGCTTGTGTGATTGGTGATGATTGTGCCATTACTACTTGGCCGATGTTGGCAACGTTAGTACCTAATGTGGTACCTGTTGTGTTAGCGATGTTACCGGCGCGTATTGGGCCGCTGAATGTGGTGTTAGCCATGTGAATATCTCCATACAAAGTAAAGCCTATTAGTCTTGTATGCGTCTGCCGGGACAGTCTAGTAGGCCGGATTTTTCCCGGTTGATAACTGATTTATACTATGATATTGTTCGTATGTCAATGTTTTATTAGGTTAACTATGCCGTACAAAGACCCCGCAGTTCGAAAGGCAAAAGCAAAGTTATATTCGAAGAAACATTATGAAGGCAACAAACCTGCACAGATTGAGCGTGTTCGACTAGGTAAGATAAAGAAACGTATTCAATGGGAAGCCTTTAAAGCAACCCTTTCATGTGCCAACTGTGGTGAAAACCACCCGTCAGCATTAGACTTCCACCACGTAGTACCCGACCCAGCCAACAGAAAGATAAGTGAATTAGTACAGAACGGAGCTTATAAAATAGCCCGTGAAGAGATAGAAGCCAAATGCATAGTCCTATGCGCCAACTGCCACCGCAAACACCACCACGAAGAACGTCAATTAAAAGCAGGTCAGCTTACAGAAAAGTAGTGTTACATGTAACAAAAAGCCCCCGAAGGGGCTAGTACTACTTGTTCATTACGTACATTGTTACTTCAAAGCCAAAACGCATTTCAGTAGCTGCTGGTGTAGTCCACATGGTAAATCTCCTTAAGTCGATTGAGTGTACACATTGATGTGCACATGTACACATTCTGCTCTTTTATAGACATATCACAATACGGAAAACCATTAAAAAAGGCCCACCGAAGTGAGCCCTTTTATTACCAAGCCTAATTAAGCGCCTGGAGAACCGTACATACCTAATGGGTCAGACCAACCGAATGAATAACGCTCACGTGATTTATAACGTACGTTACCTGTATCGAAGTCACCATCCATTGAGTTTTGCAACGGGGTACGAACAAAGTGTTTCATACCGTTTGGCACGTCTGTAGTCAAGAACCAAGCATTGTTGTCGGTCAAGAAGTGGTTAATTGCGTAACCTTCTGGAATTGAACCGTTGTTTTCAATGGCGTTGATGTCGTTGTCTGCAGTACCTACACGTAGCTTAGTTTCCAACAAGCGTGTTGCAACGAATTGCAATGCTGGTGGAACGATAAGTTTCTTAGGTTTAGCTGCAATCAATAGACCACGTTCGTCAGTCCAAGCTGCGATTTGAATAACTGCATTTTCCAATGAAGTTTCGTTCAAGTCAGCTGCAACTGTTGGACGGTTGCTATTGCTACCACCAGACACTAAGTTGTGTGTAGTTGAGAATAATGTAGTGCCGTCACCACCGTTATAGCCAGCGGTAAAGCCATTATTCAATACAGCGGCGGCTTTCACTTGTTTCGTGTAAGCCATAGCACGAGCCAATGCTTTAGTATAACGAGCAGACAATGAGTCATACAAGTTATCTTCGATAGCTTCTTCAGTTAAGCTGAAGCCATAAGCGATTGTTTCGTGGTTGTATCGAGCTGTCCATGCTTCTTGAGCATTGTCGTAAGCGATGGCAGAGCCCTCGTTTTTAACAGGTGCAGCTGAGAAGCCAGACAATTTTGTTTCTTCTTCGAATGAACGCTCTGAAGTCTCTGTCTCGTAGATTTCAGTGTGTTCTTCACCATATCGTGCATACTCTAAACCGAATAATGCATTAAGACCTGGTAGTAGCTCTTTAAGGAGCTGTGCGCGTGAAATAGCCATATATTATCTCCTTAATTAAGCGGCAGCTAAGCCAGTGGTTGATAGAAGTTGTGACAAGTTAAGTTTAACAACACATTCTACGAATGAGTTTGAACCTGTCGCTGATTCTGGAACTACACTTACCACACGGAATGGGAAAGTTGCTGTAACAGCAGCTGAACCACCATAGATAGATGAAGTCGCGTTACCAGTGTTTGCATCAGGAGTACCAACGATACCTGTTACGTTTGTGCCGACGATGTTTTTGCCTGCAGCTGTAATGGTTGAGTTGTCACCTGTGATTGCTACTTGGTACAAAGCAAACGGGTCATCAACAACATAAGCGATAACATTAGTTACGCCTGAAGCTGGCGCGTATTGCGCTTGTACTGTTTGGCCTGATGAGTTTGTGTATTGAACACCTACTGCAACGCCAAGAATGTTACCTGCTGTTAAATCTGCATCGCCTGATACGGTGCCACCTATAACTAAAACAACTGGTTGACCATTGTAGATTGCTTGACCTGATGTTACAGGGTACTGACGAACAGCACCTGCGTATGGTAAGCCATCTAAACGGTTAATCGGTTTAAAGCCATAGGGAGCGCTAACGGTTGGATAAGCCATATATTACTCCTAATAAAATTAAATTAATTACCTTTGCCAAATGATGTCGTTGACTTACGCTCAGAGAACATAGGCATACGGGCATCGCTTTGACGCATTATGTTATTATCTACAGACTCGGTTTGTGATTTGGACAAGTTGTCGAAATGAGCATTTCGTTGTTGTACAAACTCACTTGGAGTCTTGCATAGTAATAATCCGCCGATTTCGATGTTGTCTTTGTAACGACTATCGGGGTCGGCCAATACTGCTAACTGTGGTTGTTCTTCTAGCTTAACGGCTTCCCAACCTTCTCTGAGCTTGGCAGATAAGTTGCGTGGGTCCGCAGCGTTTAACGTAGCGACTCGAATCCAGCGATAAGAATAACCTTCTTGCTTATCGGGCTCTGGCAATAGTTCGGGTTGCTGCCACTGTTTAGGACGTTCTGTTACTGCGCGAGTATCTATATTACGAGTGATTCTTGTATCGGTCATTTTATGCCTCCAGTTTTCTCATTGCAATTGCGTATTGCTCGTTAGTGATGCCTATCTTTTTAGCTAGGGCAGCTTGCCTTTGCGTTAGCTTAATCTTGTTTGAAGACGTACTACGCGTAGCTGGAGCAACAACTGTACTCAATTTTGTAGGAGCACTTTCCACTTTGCTTTTTGAATCCTCTGGTTCAGAATCCTCAAAATACTCAGAAAATCTCTTCCGCATTGTTTTGTCCAACGTAGAATAGTATTCATCAGAACCAACAACGACACCATTACGCTTAAGTTTTTCATGTAAACCTAACGCTGCAGCGGTCATCTCTTCGTCTGCACCAAACCAATCATTTTTGTCACGCCATGATTGGGCTCGTGGGTCCGGCTGAGGTGCCGCGGGTTGTCGATACTGTTCTTGATGACTTTGTACATCATTATCATCTTCTTGTAAAGGGGGTAACTTAAAGCTCTTAGCTTGTGCAATCTTAATACTTGCCTCTTGCATAGCTTGTTGGGCTTCAACCAAGCGGTCACTGTCACCATTATCATACGCATCTTTGTAAGCACGCTTAGCCATTTCAAGTTCTAAATTGGCTGTTGCTTGGATAGATGATACGAACTCCTTCTCACCAGAAGCTAATGTGCTCTTTAGGCGTCGGTTCTCTTCTACAACACGGCGTGCAAGCTCAACGGCTTCTTGCTGTTCCCTGTATGCAGCTTCTTTGGCGCGACGTTCGTCATGCCATACCTTACGCATTTGTTTAAGTTTTTGCTTAGTCGCTTCATCGTATTTGGTTAAGTCGTCTTGCTCTAACTCCTCCACGATGGCTTTCGGCATAGGTTCACGATTGCGGTCTTCTTCAGGCGTGTCGTCTACTATTTCAAATTCTATTTCTGACGCACTTTCCTTTTCAACTTGCTCATCGGGAAATGTAAATTCTTCTTTGTCAAATTCAGGCATCTTGTCCTCCTTATTTGCGAATAATACCGCGTGGCTCGTCTACAACGGCTTCAACAGTATCATCATTGATTAAACGGAATTCACGACCGTGAATTACCAACCTACTACCAGAGTGTGGGCGCACCAAAACAAAGTCGCCTTCTTTACACCACGGACCGCTAGGGAATCGTTTTTCATCCTTATAGCAATCAGGGCCTAAAGCAACCACAAATAATACTGTGGTCAATGCTTCTTCCATTCTAAGTGTCTCATCTGCTTTAACAATCCCGCTGTCGTATTCCTTATCTTTTGCCGGAATAGCGCATAGGATATGGTAGCCTGAGGGTCGTGGCACTTGAGCTGCCTTTTCTACATCTGTTGCGTCACCTACGATTGCTCGTATTTCTGCTTCTTCTTGTGCTTCTTTTTTGGCGTTTTCGGCCAGTCTTGATAAATCTAGGGCTTGAGCTAAATTTATGTTACTCGTCATCTGCGTTTTCCAATCGTTTTTTGAGGTCTGTAATTATGGAACAGGCGGCTTCAAGTCCTCGTAACTGACCGCTTGTGTACTTGTATTCCTCAAATGAAGCGCAACTACCGCGTGCCATTGCATCTGTAAGCATGGCCATGCGGTCCCTGTACTCTTTAAGAAGAACATCAAATAAGTTTGAATCCATGGTTATTCACCTTTTGTCGGTTTATTGGTTTGTTGCTTCGATTGGAACTGTTGTTGTGATATTTGTTTCATCACGTCAACGCCTGTATCAATTGCATGTTGTTGCTTAGTCGCTTGTAGCTGAGCAACGGTTTTAAGTAGGTCGTTCTTTTGTTGGCCTTTGGTTGTCTCTTGCTGACCTAATACACGTGCAGCTTCGATTTTCAATTGTTCTGCTTTGAATACAGCATCAGTGTCGTCTTTCTTCTGTTTACGTGCTTGTTCAGCTGTTTTCAACTGTAGCTCTTGCTGCTGCATCTGAATCATTGGGTCTTGTTGTTGCTGCGCCGCTTGTTGTTGCGCCACTTCCGCTTGATTGGATTGCAATAGTTGTTGAGCCGCTTGAGCCAACATAGGAGCCAACTGCGCTTCCATTTCTGGGTCCATGTGAACATCATCACCCATCTCATCTTTCTGAGGTGGTAAGGCCATACCCAACTGCATCTCCATCTGTTTACGGTATTCAAAGCCCATGTGCTCATTGATGTGAGCCATCATTGCAGCCTGCATTTGTTGTGCCGCTGGGTTACCTTGAAGCATTTGTTGGATTTTAGGGTCCTGCATTGCAGACATGTGCACGGTGATATGTGCTTGATGGTCTTGCATGATGAAGGCTTTTACTGGTTTCATCATCAGGATGTTTTGGTTCTCGGTCACTGGGTCAGTCGGCTTCTGGTCATCGTCCATTGGCACCAACTTAGCAGCTTCCTTAATACCTAACACTTCTAACATCTGACGGTGTAATAATGGCATGTTATATATCTGTGGTGACTGCTGTGCCAACTGCATAACTGCTTGATACTGAACAATCTTCTGCGCCATTGTGGAGGCGTTAGGGTCTGATACAGGGATAACTGTGACATTATCGTAGTCTGACTTCTTAGCCCTACGGTCGCCTTCTGCTGGCTCGTAGTTGTACTCTTCTGGCGTATAGGCAGCGATGATGCCTTTCAATAAGCCTAACTCTTGTTTCATTGAATAGTGGATACGAGCCTGTACAGCACTCATCACCTTCAATGTACGCTCAAGGATTGCCAGTGTAGTACCAACTGGGCTGTTCGCAGACATGTCACTGATTTGTAGGTCAGCAGTATTAGCAAAGCGACGGCCTTCATCAACGATTTGGCCAAGCAATGACATAAGAACTTGTGACGGCTCTTTGTACGGCAAAGGCATGATGTTGTCTTTTAACGCACCGCTTGGTACATCCACATCACGGAACTCACCTGGAGCTATCGGTGTGTCATCACCCTTGACACGAAGGCCGCGAGTTTTAAAACCACCCGGTAGATTGCTGAGCGTACCCGCATCAACCAACTGGCGAATAAGTGAAGTGCCAGACTTAGCAAAAGCCCCGACCAGATGAATAAGCCCAAAATAATAAAAGCCGAAACCCGGAACATAACCGTAATGGACGAAGTGCTGACGTTTTTGTTTGGTTTCATCGTTTGGGTCCCAGTTACGGCGGATAGCCAATATGGTTGTACTGCCTTTTTCCAAGGTTACTACGTATGGTAAGGCTACGCCTGTAAGGTTGCCGTCCTCATCCTTGTCCTCATACCCCGGCAAGTCTAAGTCAACGTGCATCTCCAATAGCTTATAGCGGTCATCCGTTGACGCACGGAAGCCCATCTTCTCAGCAATCTTCTTCTCCACCTCATCAAGGGTGTTAGCTGGTGTGCCTAAGTCTATGTCTAAGTAGAAGCCAGCCACTTGCAAGCGGCGTAGTTCATTCTCTGTCTTACGCATAACGTGGGTTACGCGCTCTGCTGACTCAAGGTTTGACGCACCGTATGGTACTACCATGTCTTCAGCTGGGACGAATATGGATACCTGACGGTCTAAGTGCGGGTCAAAGTACACCTTCTTAAAGGCGTTACCGCTCAATCCTAGGCCCCATAGCATGCGTTCGTGCTCTGGGCGGTACTCTTGCATCACATCCATCAATTGATAGTTCATATCGTCTTGGACGCGTGCTGCTGCTTCTTTCTTGTCTTGTGTTTCCTTACCGATGATTTGTGTCTTAACTGGACCCGCACCTGGGAACATAGACATCATGGTTTCTGCTTGGAACTTAACTAAGGCTTCTGACAGTAGTGGGTGGTAAACGCCACAGGCACCGTCCCACGGTTCTGTACGTTCTTCAATCTTCATACCTAGCAGCTCTAGGCCATCAACGTAGGTCTGCATCCAGTCTTTACGCGAGCTGATGTCGTCATCGAAGTCCGAAATCAAATCGGAGGCCAATTCTGCCAATGCACCTTCACTTATGTATTCAGCTAGGTTATCATTGAACTCATCGTCCATCGGGTCTTCAGGCTCCAACAGGATATCAAGGCCGCCCATATGAATCGCAACGGATTCAGGGTCTTCTATTTCTATCTCAATGGGTTCGATGGTATCATCATCTGGGATAATCCCTTGCGGGGCTTCGTACAAACTCTTTTCAATGGCCATAGTAATTCCTTAGTAATAGGCTGCTTTACGTTGATACCGATATAATACATCATCATCAGCTTCGTCGCTAGGTAACTTAATAAAGCCACCTTTTCTAAATCGGATTAACGCCTGTGTGCAGCTATCCACAAAGTCATCGTGCGTGCCTACTGGGAATTCGGCACATTCTGTTATCACCTCATTCGCCCAACGTCTGTCTGTTGGGGCCCAAACCATACCTGATGAAAACAAATCAGTAACCGAGTTAACCCTAGCTACCTTATCTTTCACCGGTGTGTACTCCGAAACAGGCATACCCATGGACCGTAGCTCTTGGTATAGCGCTGCACCGTTAGACTTCTTCTCCACCAAGAACGTATCCGGTTCCCATTCCTTGTATTCGGCAATCATGCGTCGTTTGAGTTCAGGGAACTCCATCCGCTCTTTCCACGCATTGAGCAAGATTATATTATTCTGATTGGTCTCTTCATTAAAAAATATGCCCCAGAGTGTAACTGCATTATAGTCAGCCCTGTTGTGAGACTCCTGAGCCGCGTCCAAAGACATAATCGTATATTCACATACCGGTGGTGCCTCTCCCTCCCAGTGCGACCACCACTCTTTCTTAATGAGTTGCGCTCCTTCTGCAGTTGGATTCTGCAAATACTGACTCGACCAGTACCGTGTATCCATACCAGCGCGTTTCTTCTTGAGCTCCTCAAGGGGCCAGAACTCTGGCCATAGCGACCTTTCATCTTCGGTACCTTCATCTAGTATGGCTGGAAACTCAACGACCTCCCACTGGTCGGCATCGGGGTTCTTTATCATGTGGTTAACCAACTGACCTGTCTGGTCCATCATCGACCAACGTGTCATGACTACTATGATAACCCCATTAGGCATCAACCGTTGTAACGGCCCTGACTGGAACCACTCCCATGCGGATAAGAACACCGACGGGTTACCTGTTTTCGCTTCCTGCTCTGAGTGCGGGTCATCAATCACAAACACATCGGCACCGCGACCAGCCAACGCACCGCCCACACCAGCCGCATAATACTGACCGCCGTCGCTAGTGTTCCACTGCCCGGCCGCTTTTGCATCCTGATTTAGTGATACATTTGGGAATACACCTCGATACTCTTTACTACCAACCAAATCTCGCACCCTGCGACCGAAAGTAGTAGACAAGTCAGCGGTATGCGTGGCCATAATAATCTTTTTATCTGGGTGGTGTCCCAAAAACCAAGCAGGGAACAGATAAGACACAAGCTCAGACTTACCCATACGAGGAGCAATGTTAACAATAATACGTTTTTTATCACCATCAATCGCCTCCTCCAGTAATTTAGCCAGTCTTTTGTGGTGGGCACCCACCATGTAGTTTGGATACACCGCTTTTACGAAGTCAAGCAGTCCGCCTTGAGCCGCATTTCGTTTTATGCGGGTCATTTTCTCTTCAATAAGGTCTAAAAACTCCTGCTGTTCCCTTTCAGGCATCTTTTTCAGGTTTGTCAAGACATTTACACCCTGCTCTAACGGCAAAGTAGCAATGTATTCCCTTAAACTACTCACCTAATAGCGCTCCAATGTCAATTTTAGGCATGGATGGCAGTGGTGACACAGCAAGTGGGTCAGTTTGGACTAGTATGTCCACGGTTTTAGGTTTGGTAGCGTTCACTAACGGTACTGGAGCGGTTTCGGCAGTTGAAGTAAAGCTTCCTTCTATCAGCATTCCCAGTTTTTCGTTCAGTGCCGCGTCGATTTCGTCGTCAGTACGTTGTTTATACGTGATTTCTTGCTTCTCAACGAACATTCCTACGTCTGCCAGCTTGCCTAGCAGCTCTACAGCCTTGAGTTGTACCTTCGGGTCCTTGTTATCGGACAGGTTTAGCAGTTTGTTCGTGACTATCATACGAATTTGGTCCGTATGCTGGATGACTCGCCAGTCGTATTCCGATACTAGCGCTTCTAATTTGATAATGGATTCGGGTTTTTGCAGTTTTGTATGGGTTAGGGCGGATTTATTCCCGTCCACATAGGCTTGGAACGCTGTTTCAGCATTGGCTGCATCCTCATCGGTGACCTCTATGTCGGGCGCACCACTCCTACGGAGTATATCTTTCGCTGTTTTGGCAGCGGCACTTACGATTTGTTCTGGCATTAAGTCCTCAGTACGCATTGGTGTACGTATTAAATGGGGTTCGTATGGAACCACTCCTTCAAGCAAATCATATAGTTGTATTCTCTGCGAAGCCATGGGGCGTAATCTACCTTATAAATCATTAACTTGTCAACGTCGCGGGGCTCGAACCTGTAAAATTTTATAATAAAAATTTTTAGGGGTCATCATATTAAGTCAGGGGGTGTCATGATATGAAAATAGAAAGATGCTTGTCCAAAACAGAGAGGAGAGGAGAGGCGCACAAATCCAGGAATTACGGGGGTAGGGGTATCAACCCGACACCATGTCGGATTGTATGATACCTATTGACAGAATATGATATCAGTGTAGAATAGGAACTGTCGCGAAAGCGATACTTAACTCAACTTAATAAAGGAAATATCATGTCAAACAAATCTAGCAAAGCTGTTGTTATCACTGTATCACCTGAGCAATTCAAAGGCGCTTGCGCTGGTGTAGTAAAATCAGGTAATGAAGCGCTCGCCGCTTTAATCATCGCGGCGGCTTACATAGCGCAAGCAACCAACAAGAAAGACCAAGACGCCAGCAAAAAAGCGGTAGCGCTCGCATGGATTGACTACCAAAAGGCGGTAGAAGGCAAAACAATCAAACTTGAAAGCGCTCAAAAATGGGTTGCTCGCCGCGTCAAATCATTAGCGCCAAAAGGTTTCAAGTGGTTGGTAAGCAAAACGGCGGCGGCGGCAAAAATCCGCGCGGCTCGCATGGCAAAGGCACCAGCGGCACCAGCGGCACCAGCGGCGGCGCCAAAAGCAAAGCCCACTAGCATTGAAAAGGTGCGTAATGCGCTAATCGCGAAAGAAAAGAAAAACCTTGATGATTTTATCAACATCATACCAAGCGGCAAAATCAAAGAGTTTGAGCAAGCATACGCGGCTTTCATTCAAACACTTGAAATCATCTTAAAATAAACTAACAGGAAACAAGGCGGCGCAAGCCGCCTTGCTAAAATCATGTGGCGATACGCTTGCTTTCAAATGATGAAACGAAAATTAAAAACCCAGCTTTATAACTAACCCGAACCCCGCTCAGAAATGAGTGGGGTTTTTTTATGCCCGGAACGAGTGACAATCAGTAAGCGAGCCAGCGAGCCAGCCAGCGAGGAAGCGAGCGACCAGTATGCGACCGACATCGCGCCATGCCAAATGCGCAAACGCCACCCCCTTGACATAAGGAATTTCCCCTTTCGCACAACCCGACACCGTGTCGGGTTGTCACTCGTTCTATGATAGTAGCACAAACCGACACCATGTCGGGTTGTAAACCCGTTACGTAAATTGCGTATCGCAATGAAATCAATATGTTACGGAGATTGGGTAAGCCGTTACGGAGTGTTACGCCCGTGTAGATAGAGTATGACTTCGTATGTCTGTTACCGAACTTTTCCTACGTAACAAAAAAGTGCCTATACCGCTGGAAACCCTTGTGGCAGTAAGCATTGAGGTGTCGTGTTACAAGTTACATAAAATATATATAGATAGGAAAAGTAGTAATCCTCCGTAACAGCAAAATGATACAGAAATGCGTGGAAGTGTTACGCTATTAGCGAGTGTCTAGCCGCTATTGTTTTTTGAGTGTAACGCAGTATTTCCCTGTTTTTTCTCCGTAACACCGCACCACCAAAGGCATACCTCGCGGCACGCTCACTTCACCCGTTACGTAGCTTCTATACCGTAACACCTCAAAAACAACCCCGTTACGCTATTTATTTCCGTAACACTGTTACGCAACGTTACGTAATTCACTTGAACC